GTATATGAGCCTATAGCTTATAGGTGATTTATTCCCAAATAATCCCCTTTGACTTCCAGAATGTTTGTTCGTATGCTTATGTCAGGAGGTGGTAACATGCAGAGAACATGCATTCTTGCCCCAGACATAAACAAATGCCCTCACTACAAAGCAGATACTGGGAGCTGTGTTACCAATAATAATGTATGCGGATTTTTTATGGTATTGGAAAGGAAAGAGAAAAAAAGCGGAATACAAAAGAGAACCTAGATGGTACGAACAGTATTATAATAGGTAAGAATCATGGCGGGTCCGGAATACCGGATACCCGCCGCAGTAGTTTATAAAATCCAACATGGATTTCGTTGTTACTCTAGGAAATTATAAAAACAGATTCTTATCAGTAAAGAATATTATTTTTTTTATAAACAAAAAAAAGCCTCTTAACGAGACTTTTTCTATTTCTGCTCGCAAGGAGCATTGTCTTTTATTCTGCCGGTAAACGGCTTTGTTGTTTAATGTAACATAATAGTACATTATTAATTAATGATTGTCAAGCCCTTATACTAATCTTTAATTAGATTTGTATAATATTTTCCTATCCTACTATCTATTGAATCTAATTTATCGTTTGATAACTTTATATTACTTAAAACGTCATTATTAGTCTTTGGATTGTATATTCTTATTTTACTAACCGTCGTTAATTGATTTGTTAAAGCAATACTGCCTTTCTTCATCTTCTGAACTTCCAACCGCATTTCTCCCAACAATTTTATGCATTTTTTTACTTCTTCAATTTTAGTACCCAGTTCTCTAATCTGTTTAGAAGAACTTTCCAGACTTACTGTAGTCTCAACTTTAATCAAACTTTCTAACGCACCTTGTAATTCCTGTAAATCTTCACTTAGTTGCTTATTGTACAAACTTATTTTAGAAGACAAATTGGTAAATAACTCATTACCTAAATACACCTCTGTATTATGTAGTTTTTCAATATCCGTCCATGGTTTCACCGAGGTTAGTGGTACTACTGTTAATACGGGTGAATAGATAGAATTCTCCCTATCCGTTACTACGCAGTAGTGCAAGCCACCTTCTTCACTTCCTATATTATACCCGAGATGCACCTTAATTACTTCGCCTCGCTTGTACCTTCTCATTTTATCAGGCTTAAAATCCTGTTCAAAATCTAAAAAGGTTATATAATCTTCTAACCAATAGCTAAATTTATCTGCTTTATTTTGGATTTTGGAATTATTTGAAGCAATTAAATTATTCATATAATTCTGAACTTTTAATATAGCTTCGTCTCTGTGTTTTTCCAGTTCTTCTTTTGTTTTTATTTTACTCATGTTTCCCCCTAATTATTTTTTTGTTTCATTCCCCTCACTCAAACTGAGTGAGGGGACAATATATGCTTGTAGAAAGCTTTGACTTCTATTCTGCCGGTAAACGGCTTTGTTCTGCATATATTGTTTATATACTATGCCAAACAAAGCAAATATATGATTACCAGATAATACTAATAGTAATAGTCAATAATCTTTTTGTCAATTATAATATAAATTTTCTAATTTATCATTAATTACACGTAAGCAAAATCCATAATCATAGAAATTCAAGGATTAGGATTGTGTATAATATAAGACATGATCAACGCTTATAGAACTCTCCTATTCCCTGCACCCCCACCTGATCAGATACATACAAGGCGCATTCCAACGGATGCCCGGCTCTTGGCTCAAAATAGAAATCTTGGCCATCAATTACCTGCCAGCCAGTGAGCGCGTACCCGTCCGGATTAAAACGGTACTTATGGCCATTGATGATCTGCCAGCAGGACTTATAGTAAGTAGTCTTGGAATCAGCATACCACCAACCGTTCTTATCATGATTCCATCCTAAAGTATATTCTGCAGGAGCTTCCAGAGCCGCCTTAAACGCGTCCCAGGTATGCTGGGTGTGATTCCATACATAAGGGTTCGGGCAAATCTTCCCCGTTACATCATGATGGCGTATCACCCGGTCCGCAGGTATGTTATATTTCTCCATCAGCTCCTTGGTAAGCTCAATGGCCGCCTGCACCGTAACGTCCTCAAAATACCAGTCCCGGCTTGTGTCTGCCAAATTTCCACTGCTATTTCTTACACACATTTCAATACCAATACTGTTCTGATTCCTGCATTCCGGGTGGGTATAACCATTTGAGGTGCCGCAATGCCACGCAATGTTTTGATCTTCAACAGACTGCCAGACTTCTCCGCTGAATCCAACGTAATAATGGGCGCTGGCACCAATATACTGAGAGGCATAGTATTTACAGTTTGCCTCTGCTCCTCCTAAGGCCCCCACATAATGGATCACGATGTACTTGATACGATCCGTAGTGCCGGCATTATAATTATAAGGTGTAAGTAATTTCTTGATCTGCATATTGATCCTCCAATCCATAAGAAAAGGCCCAGGATTATCCCGGGCCCAAAAGTTGTGATGTTACAACAAGTTATTCTGTTACTTCTGCTTTCTTTTTCAGTACGTCTATGGCTTTCACCAAAATGGACGGAAGCGGCAGGCCCATAAGCCCGGCATTCTCCACGATGGAGATAAGCTCGTTTGCCATGAATCCAATAATCACCATGTCCCGTATGTAATTGGTCCCGATGGCCAGATCCAGGCGGTAGGCGATCAAAACAAATAAGAGGGTCATACACTTGCGGCACAGTCCTTTAAAGCCGGCTTTTGATTCCAAGGCGCCTGTCTCTGTCTTAGTGCTCCTCTTAAAAATCCCGGCCACTGCAAGGCCGGAAAAGAAATCAATGCCCATAAAAAGGACCAGAGTACCGATCCCGGTATCCCAGCCCCCAAATAATGATGCTATAAAGCTGCCCGCAGCTCCTACTATCGTACATAATATATTTTTCACTCTCATTTTCCTCACTCTTTCTCATATTCTTTCCCGGTGATATCCCGGAACTCGTCCCCTGTGATCCATCGGCCTACGGCGTTATACACCCATTGTATAGGCCATAATTTTGCTTCGTAAAAGCTTTTTACAATTTCAAACTTACTCATGATTTTATACCCCCTCTACGTCAATGCCGTTCATCATGGACAGATACGCTATCTGGGCATTAAGGCTGACAATCTTTGCTTTCTGTGCCTGTATCTCGTCCTGTATTGTTGGAGTCCTGTACTCAACGATAATAACGGAGTCCTTTACTTCCTCATATTTATAAATCGGTTTTTCATCATCATCGACACCTGCCTGTACCTGTTCAATGCCAACCGGAAAAGAAAAGTCAAATGTCGATCGCCCTGTATATACCAGATTGTCTTGCTTCCATTCTTCTACACCATCTTCATCATATTTAATAACAGTGGAATTTTCCGTAAGATTTTTGTGCATATCCTTAATATTGTTTGAACCGATGATGATGGCAACCTTTGCAGTGTACCCGGTTAAATCATTTAAGCTGCAACTGCCATTTGCAATGTTATAAGTCGTGTTTCCTATTTTAATGCTTTCATGTTTCATAAGTTTATTCCTCCCTTTTAATTATTTGTTTTGTAGCTTGCACTAAAACATGGAGATATTGTTCCTGCGTTCATATTGACCGCGGGAACAAATATAATATATCCCTGCGTGTTCATATAGCAGACCTGTGTTCTTGATGGACAGTCAGTAGTTACAGCAACACTAGAAAGAGAACCTATTGGCACTGGAAATCCTGGTATAGTATATTGCGTACCTGCGGTTAAGTTTGTAGTAACTTCAATACGCAGATTCACTTCTATAATCGCGTCACCATATATATTTCCATGCCTAACATAACCACCAGACCGTGTTCCCCATGTACATGATAAACCAGACTCAATGAGGTTCGATATCTGTGTACCTCGTTCATTAATAAATGTACCACTAATATCGTTAGTCTCGTTGCGTGCTAGTCCTGTAGGTTGTGCACCAGTCTTATGTATTGTTGCACCATATGCGGCTGACAAGCCATAATCATTATTAACCGATCCTGCCTGATCCCAATTTTCCGATAATACCGTACTATCGACAGTTTGCAAGGCAACATTACGGTTTGAAATTCGACAGCATGAAAATCTACCTCTTGATTCTCCGATATATATACCAGCCTTAGTTCTAGCAGATACTGTCGATTGACAATACACCATCGTGACTTTATGACAGCCCCAGATAACAATCACCGCATCTTCTGCATGAGTGCAGACAAAGCCGTTCACATATACATAAGAACTACAATACTGCACCGATATTGATTTTACATTACAGCCACCATCTAACGTATTCTTAGACGCACTGTTTATTATTATCTGACCACCAATGAATGATAATATATAAACATGTTCGTCATATGTACCATCCGCAACCTCTATAAATGCTCTATATCCATGTAAATCTTTTGGAACCATATCAACAGCATATTGAATATTCCGATATGGTTTTTCCTGAGTACCGTCACCAGTTATATCCGAACCGGTTGTTGACACATAGTAGGTCACATCGGATTCCAGAGGTTTTATGTTTTTAAGAAACCTCCGTACTTTTCCTAAAAATCGTTTTATGCTCTCCCCTGCAGATGGAATCGGGAACTTTGTTTCAGTTTCGATGGGTTCCAGGGTTTCCACCACGGTTTCTGAAATATCGCCGCCGGTAGCCTCCACTCTCTCCAGTACGTCCTGAATCGTAGCGGTTCCAGAAGGGTGCACCGTGACATTGAGCTCTGCTGCATCCTGGACTACGCTTTGAATATTGTATATATAGGAAGTGGGGGCAACTCCATTATATTGAGGCATCTCGTCTGGTGTCACTGCAGTTACAATACAAAAAAAGGACCTCTTGGGTCCCGTCCATCGCATATAAACCTATGTTATGTATATAGTAGGTTTTTTCAATCTCTTCATTACTAAAAAGCGTCCGCGTCTGAATCAAATTGTTACTTAAGATGTTACTTAAGACTTTTGTTTCAGGATAGTCCATGACCTGTTTAACACCCTGCAGATCAGTCAGCGCCTTAAAATCCGTGCTATCCGGATACTTATAATCTGAGGTTTTGGCCTTTGTAATATCTAACTGAATCTCTCCGGCCACGGCCCTGGCGATCAGATTTTCACCCGCAGCCGTTGTAATTGCTTTGTTATACTGTCCCATTATGCCTCCTTAAATTGTTGTTATCTTTGTGCCACTTACAGTGGTTCCAATATACAGACCGCCTTTAATATCTTTTGTAGCTTCCTGGCTTGCAATAATCTGGATATGGGCCGGAATGATATCCCACAGAAGATCATACAAGAGATTTAAGGCACCATACCGATCGGAAGTAACCTTGATGGTTAGTAAGCAGGTTTTGCTATTGACAGAAAGAATGTAGCCATCGGCCCCGTAAAGCTCTGCCAAACGGTTCTTAAGGAATCCGATCGTAAAGGGAACAACGGTATTATACCTTTGCAGGATTCGGCTTTTACGGTATTCTAGCGTCTCCCCTTGATACGAGATGCCAAACCGTTTTTCATAAAGTAGAATAGTATTTTCATCTGCAGTCTGAATAAAACAGTTGTCCCTTACCGATCGAATGTTTTCCTCTACTGCCTCCAGCCCCACCTCTTCGGCTTCCAATAGCCTGTTAAATTCCAGAATATTCTTAAACCACTCCGGGAGAAGCATCTTTAAATCAACCGCCATTTATCGTCACCGTCCCCAATACTGGCACTTGCTGCACAGCAGAAGTCTCTACGCATACCACATCCGATGCGGCTCCATTTATAGTAACGTCAGTTACATTCACAATTTCAGGAATGGTAAGAATTGCATATATAATCCTGGACACATACACGGTCACGGCATATTCTATTTTTTTGGCTTTTAAGCATGGCACCCCAGGATTGCCGGACTGATTCTAGGTATTCTTCTATCTTTTCCTCAATCTGACTTTTATAAGTTACTTCCCCGTTCTGTATACTGGATAGAAATTGAACGGTAAGGGAAATATCAAGTTTCAATTCTTCACCGGTTCCGATTGTTACCGCTGCCCCGATCGGGGCCAGCCCGTATCCATTGGGGGAGGGTTCCGTTTCATCATCTTCTGGGGGACAGATTGCATTTTGTACCCGATCAATGAGAGTACTGCCCGCAGGCTCATAATTACCATCTAAGATACTACATAGCACAGTTCCTCCTCCCTGCCATGCGGGGTATATCTGCACTGCCCCTACCCCTTCAATGGCAAGAATCGCATTCCGGTATGAAGCAATGTTTCCGCCAAAGGTGGCAACATCAAACGTAGCAAAGTACCGTTCTCGCAGGGAAGCGTCCGTTTCTTCTTCCGTTCCTCCAGAAAGCAGCTCTGTAAGCTGAGCTGAGGTGAGCCCCGTCACATAATCAACTGCAACCAACTGGCCGGAATAATTATTTCCGATCTCTCCCGCAGTTTCACATTCCATCTTGTAGCCGTATCCTACTTCCGCCTGATCAATAAATTCCAGTACCTTATATGTAAGGTATCCGCTTCCGGTAAGAGCAGAAAAACGAGAGCCTACAGGTACTTGAATATTAAAGATGCCTTTTTTTACCGCCCTGGTGGCCGCTTTTCTTTCAAGGCCCCGTTCCGCAACCAGCATGTTGAGCCAAGCCCCTTGGCAGTCTCAGCGTAAGCATTCTTCTGAACGGAGTCTAAGTCCAGATATAACCCTTCCAGATACCAGCTTTCAGGACCAAGAGCGGTCTGGATCATGGACCCTTCTCTTTTATCTATTGTATCTGGCACACGGTTTAACTGAGCCGCCAGTATATTTGCATAAGTCTTGTTGCTAAAATCATTCAAATTTCCACCTCCCCGGGGACAATACCATACACGGTTTTGATATCAAAAGTACATTTCAGCGTCCCCAGCTCCGTGGTATCAAATACAAAATTACCTACCGATAGGAAACGCTTATCAACAGAAAAAGCCTCTTGAATACGCCTTTTTAACATACTGGCCACGTATTCCGGAGCTTCCCAATTAATTTCTTTAATTCTCTGCCAAAATTGGAAGTATAAATCTGATTCTGGTACCTTTCAGTATCCAGTATGATTTCCGCGGCCTGTTTCATTGCTTCCAGGCCACCGCCTACCCTTTTAATGGTACCGGTACTTTTATCCACCAGATAGGTTTCCGTAGGGTATTCCCTGCTTTCATTTTCGTAAATATCTGTGCTTGCTGATTCTGGTAATGTTGCCATCGTATCACCTACACTTTCGACATTGCGATATAGTTCTGGCCGGCATTGGCTTTCAATACCAGCACCTTATCACCAGGCTTTATGCCTGGATTGATAATAACTGATTCTCCTTGCACCGTTACGGCACGGTACCGTAAACTATCTGTCAGAACCGCCACAGGTTCCGTTACAATCAACTGTGTGGCCTGGATTTTTAGTGCCAGAGGAGAAACCGACTCTACGGTAGCATAACCAGTATCCAGTAGGTCCATAGCTTTCACGGTGTCGTTAATAATAGACTTAAGTCTTTCAAGCAGTTCCATTTGCCCGCTCCTCCTAAATATTTATGATTTTGGCCTCGATCTTCATAGTGTGATCCCCGTCTGAAAAAGTGTGTTGTACTTTATCCAAGACTAATCGATACCCGCCCGTAAGCTCCGGAATTTCCTTGATTTTAAAAGTAGGCATTGCTCCTGCCCTAAGATTAGGTGCTCCATCAACGCCATCTACCGATATAGTTTTCAGCACCCGGTCATAATACGCTGCCATAATATTTCCTTGTTGGTTAATCTGCGCTTCATTCAAGTTTTCATCTACCTTTACGTACTTTTGCAGGAGCCCCCACTTCTTAATAGTAGTACTATCTTTAAATATGTAGGTATCTTCTTGCCCGGTTTCCTTATTTGGGCGGACGAGCTTTATTTGGTTATAAGTATCTGAATCAATATCAGATTTGTAGGAATAATCCGTTAAGATACTACCATTACCAATAAGAATATCAGATGTCATATTCTTAGCTTCTTTGAGAGACAGTTTTCCAAAATCATCGTAGAAAACAAAGATTTTACCAGTATTATATTGAGTTACTTGCAAGCCATATTCGATGATATCCAAGCATTCTGTATTCTCCTTTGTAAGAGTAGGTATGACATATCCGGTATCTTCCAGGCCTCCTGCCTGTAACTGCATATCCGTAGCAATCTGTTGGATTATCTCCCCTAGCCGCTTTCCCACAAAGCTATAACTGGCTTTTGCTTTTAAATATCTAAGCTGATCGTAAGCCGTAACAGAAACAACACCCCACCGATCCTGCTCAATAACAAAAACAAAGCCCAGGAAAATTTCTTTCCCATCAACATAGAATTGAACCTTCGCACCCTCTGTAAGGTTGATCGGTTTTTCTTGTAAGTAAGTAAATGTTAGCTTACCAGCACTCCCGTTTCTATTTGTAGTGTAAGTGATTTTTTTGTGTAACAGGAGCATAATCATACATTGTATTTGACTCAGAATTGAAAATCAAAAGTTTATAACTCATCCTGTCACCTGCAGTTGATCTGCCTTAATCCATCCACGACTCCCGCCTATCAATATCGGATAGGCACGGGAAGCGTCTGGAATAATCCTTGAAACTGTTGTTGTCAAGTTGTTTGCTGTGCCCGTGGGCTTATCTCCATAACTGCTGCTGAAATAAGTCCCGTTTGCAATGACCGTAGCCCCTACACGCAATTCGGGGGCTGATGATAGGGGCCTTGGTTGTTCTTCCACCTGGACAGTCCCCGTGGCAGGCTGTTCAGGCTGTGGAAGCGCGATCTTGATCGGCGCATAGTCGCGATACTCCTTAAACTTAATCTTATAATACACGTCGCCAGCTTCTCCACCTTTTTCGGTTGTTTCAAAACTATCTATCAGTGCACTTATATTTGTATCATACATGCGGCTGCCCCTGGCATCGTACCGGCTTATCACAAGATCACATATTTCCTTGTTGTCCCTTGCATCCAAGATTGCCTCCACATAATCTCCAGGCTCCGTCCAATCGTGTCCGTAAATAAGCGGATCGTTTCCACTCCCCGGGAAATAAGATTCCCAGGACACCTCCATAAGGGACGGCAACCTGGGAACAACAATCTCTCCCACATCTAAAATATCGTAGGTCTTGTGATCAGAAGGATATGAAACAGTGTATTCTTTTGGATTGACAGGAAACTCTATGGTGTCTCCTCCTACATCCGCAAAAAAATTTATATTTATTTCGCATGGCACCTCCTATGCATTCACGACATTACTACTAGAAGCCTGCTGTGTGCCCAATACATTACTTAATGCGCTGAGCATGGCGTCGACATCAGAACCTCCGCCACCATAGTTATTTTGGTTCACGGTTGCATTGGTCTGTGGTACTGTAAGATTCACCAAGACCACATATTGCCGTTCCGACAAGTCCCGCAGAAGTTTGATATTCTCATCAGCGATATTCACCTCCTGCTCAATCTTACCTACTTTTCCAACCTTTTCAACGTTCCCAATATCGCCCATTCCTACGACGTCGCCCATTCCACCTAATTTTCCGGTGATGCTATCAAGACTGAAATTCATATTGTCCATTTTTTTACCAAGAGAGGCTCCTAATTCACCGCCTTTGCCAGCAGTTGCACCGGTATCCAATTTTGTCATTCGTTTTATCGTGACAGCCTGCTCACCAAATTCATCGTCTACCCAACCACTTAATTTATTTCTAAAGCCTGATACGGCTCCAGATATGTCTGTTTTTAGTAGCGCGTCGATCGCATTGGCGACTGTCTCAATCTCTCCCAAGATCGTGTCAAATAGACCATGTATAAGATGTGCGATGGCGGACGCAGGATCATCAAGTACATTTGCAAAAAAACTCAGCAAAAACAGCAAACAAATTCCACAAATCAGCTACCATGTTATATCCCACTGCATATATAAAGCCGAACACAGTACCTACTTTCTGTCCTATCTCTTCAAAGGTAACACCGGCCTGCGTGATCCCCAATATCAGCGCTCCCACCAATACAGCAATCAAAATGAATGGTAACGCCGCAGCTATCCAGCCTGCAAAAGTTGCCAGCCCAGAAGCCAATCCCACGGCACCTGCTATTGCCAAAGCAACGCCTATCCCAATCAGGATGGGATATATATAATCCCAGTTTTCAACCACAAAACTCGCCCCAGAAGCTAACAGATCAATAGCGTAGCCTGCCACATCAGCTAAAATCTCAATGGCGCCGATAATTCCCTCTATAGCTTCCTTCCCTATGTCACTGTTTAAAAACTCATTCATTTTAGCGAGAACTTCATCAAGGGCATAGACACCAGCATTTTTGATCAGGTTCCATGAGTCTGCCCATGTCATTGGTATGCTCTCAAACTGCTCATTGATCTTATCCGTGGCGCTTAGCATGGCCTTTTTCACTATATCCGCGGTAATTTGGCCGTCTGCCGCCAAACCCCTGATTTCACCAATAGGTTTACCCAAGTAATCAGCTATAGTCTGTATTACGTTAGGGGCTGCTTCGAATACGGCGTTTAACTCCTCACCGCGCAAGACTCCAGATCCCAATGCCTGGGTAAGCTGCAGGGAGGCAGATGCAATTTCTTGCTGACTGGCCCCTGCAATCTTGAACTGCTTATTAAGGTTTTCAGCAAAGGCAAGAACTTCGTCACTGCCTGAAAAAGCGTCTCCCGCTCTTTGCCCCAGCTTCGCGACCACATCCGCCGTAGCAAGATAGCTTGTTCTGGTTCTCTGGGCCGATAAATATATCTTTTCCTGAAGCTGCTCCGTTTCTTGGAGACTGTTATTCAGGGCTTCATTCCCCTGACTGCCTGTATCGGTTGCAGGAGGCTGAAACCCCTTATTCATAAGGTTTAATCTGGCGGTTGTTTGTGTCATTTCATCGGAAAGACCAAATAATTCTTTTCCCATCTTAAATCCAGCCGCAACCGCTACCACTTTTTTTATAGTTGATAACAGCTTGCCCGCAGAGCCATCAGCCTGCTTAATCTTATTATTGTGACTTTCCTGCTGATTTGTGGCCTTTACAGAAGTAGCTAATATCTTTTTCAGAGTCTCATTGATTTCATTCATTCCCTGAACAGCCACATATCGGGAATTGTCGCCCATTTCCCTTATTGTCGCGTTGAGACGGTCCATTTGCGCGGCAGACTGTGCACCGGCCTGTCTCATGTTTGAAATAATTGCACCTGTAGCCCCTCCGATGGACCGACGCATAGTCATTTCCGTATTTGTAACAGATTGATCAATGCGTTGCATCTGATTTACCGCAGAATTTCCAAGGTCAAGGAACCTGGAAAAAGATGAACTGAACTGATCACTAAGTATAAACTCTTCTCTTATCTCTCCCATGGCTCCTCCTTTACTTCTTGGGGCGGCTATTGATTTCTTTTACTGCCATCTGGTACATTAATATTTTTTCATTATCAGAAAGATCTGCAATTTCGTGGGGAAGTCGACCGTGATTGACAAACATATAGTAAGCCAGCAACGTGTCCATGTCTCCCCCGTTTAGAAGTTTTTTTGCCTCTTCTATTTTCTCCTTAGGATCCACCATATCATTTAATTCTAAAATCGCATTGGATAAGCGGTTATATTCTCCTACACTCAGCATCTGGGAAGGGACATCCAAAGGATCTTCTGTGCCGTAATATTTACATATTTCCTGATTGCTGAAATCCGGTTCCTGGACGCAGGCAAGGACCAGTCTCTTAGTATAAAGAAGGTTATCCAGACTCTCAACTGAATTGCCCTTTACACTTGATGTTTTCCTGCTCATTCGTGCCAGTTTCTCGTTTTCTTTCTGAGATATGGCCTTAATCACAAAGGGTACCGGCTTTCCCTCATCATCTTTAAACCGATCGGAAATGATAACTTCCTTTGTTACTCCTGTTACCGGTGGCTGTAAAAATGCTTTTAATGCGCTCATAAATTAATTTCCTCCTATTCTCCCAGCTGAGCTGGCGCTGAAAATGCATTAAGGACCTCGATATTCGTAAAGCTGAATGCAATGTCCATGGTTAAAAACTCTGTATCTGCGTCAAGAATCGCAATGGGGAGCTTCTGCAGCTTCACATTATATAAAGCCACTGTCTGCGTCCCCACAGTACTTCCTTCATCATCATTCGTAATCTGAATGGTGAAATAGGGAAGCTTTCCGGATTTCAAATAGGACTTAAGCATATTCAGAAACTCAGGCGTCCCATAATACACCGTTGCCGATCCGGTAAGCGATACGCCAGAAGTTTTTTTCTGGACAAGGTTTGTACCGACTACCTTAAAATCTGATTCCTGAAACTCGGCATCGGCCTGAATCTTCTTAAGCCCAAACATTTCCACGTTTCGGCCATCAATCACGCAAAGGCCCGACCGGCCTTGCCATTCAAGGCGTCACGTTCTAATAAAAAGCCCATAATCTACCTCCTTGTTAATCTGTAAGGGTTGCCGTGATGTAAATCTTTTCAACAGCTGCCACCGGTTGAATTGCAAGCGTTATCACAACGGCGTTTATTGCTTCTCCCGCTTCCACTACTACATCATCCGCAACAAAATTCTGAATGCCTCCGTTTGCCTGGATCTCGTTCAGATATCCAACAATCCAAGCCTTAAGTAAATCACGGCCTGCGGCATTGTTCTGGATTTTACCTATGTAATTCTGCGAAAAGTTCTTGTATATGTCGTTTGCAACAGTATCCATGGCGCGGATCACCTGATTTAGGCTGAATGCCTCACCCTTATCCGGCGTGTAAGTGGTAAGGGTGTTGATATCAGAAACCACTTTCACACTTCCAAACTCTTCAAAAAAATACAATCTGCCCTTTATTCAGCGCCTCATCAACTTCCGTTGCTGTTAAACGAGGGGAAACATTCACAGCGTCCGGATACTGTGCATATACCAGGGATTCACTGTAATTTGCCCCGGCCTCTGCTCCACCAACCCACCAGGTTGCCTGTTGAGGGGTAAGCGTGGTTCCGTCTGACAGTACTACCCCATTTTTCACTGAAATGACGGCATCAGAATTACTCTCAACACCCGCCATAACAGCCTGACACTTCTTGCCAAGATTATCCCGCATCCGTCTAATGAAAGCCACGTAAGCAGCCTGTACAGTGCTGTCAGGGCCGTCATAAATCAATATGTTAAAGGTGTAGGGTTCTAGGGCTGTCAGAAACGTGGAATAGGCTGCGTTGTTCACAGTTCCATCCGAACCCCCTGTAAGGGCTGTTCCTGCACTGGCCGCTAAATCTCCCGTCCCTGAGAACACAACCCACTCATTGTCTTGCAGGTCTGCAACAACCTTACCGACCTGAGTGTCCTTGACGGATCCGTCAACAATGGTCTGTACTGTAAAGCTACCCTCATTATCCGGATCAGCAACAACGGAAACAGAGATATCATTGCCCCTTACACCGTTATGCTTTGCTGTGATTATAAGCGGCTCAATGGTTGCGGCCGCTTTTGCCGCGCCTGTAGCGCCTGGCCGGTATAACATGATCTTCGCCGGTCCCTTGTGTGTCCGGATCCTTTAAAAATCTCTCTCAAAAACAGGGCCTTATTGTTGGTAGAATCATATCCGATAAATGGAGTGAAATCATCACCGACATTAATCGTCATGAGCTCCCCCTCTGGTCCCCAGGACAACGGCTCGCAGATCGCAACGACACCCCGGTCCCCTACGCTGACAGCCTGTGCCATACTTGACTTTACATTGATATACACACCCGGCTGCTTTTTGTTTTGACTGGTCCACGTTCCTCCGGCCATCTATTTTCCCTCCTTCTTTCCAAAAAACTTATCTAATATTTCTTTTGCTTCTTCCACGGTGTACTCCGGATCTGGGAGCAGCGCCCTAGCAAAATCCTGCTGATAGCTTGCAAATCCTTTACTCTTAAGCAGGACTTCTGTTTTATACTTAACTGGTGTCTTCTTATTCGACATCCTGTTTTATACCTCCTTCATAGGATTCTACTGATTCAATGACAGGCGTGTTGTCCGGATAGGAAACGATGGCCTTAACGGTGAACTGATAATGCAGCTCCCCATCGTCAATCTTCCATTCCCGGTCATAAGTCCGTAGCTTTCCGCCCTCATAGGGAATAAACTCCAGGCAAAGTCCAGCTGATCAGCAACAGATACCAGCTGATCATGGGCATCCGGATCGTTTCTTTCAACGAGATACACCACATCAATTCCGATATTCCGCATATAACGGCGGCCTACTCTGTTTTCCGTCTCAGTCGGCATGAAGAATATAAAAAGCAAGGAACATCTGTCCCCTGCTGATTTGGATTGCTATATACTGAAACATCCGGATAACTTTCTTTCAAGGCTCCACCTATGGAGTCTAATAACTGTGTAAGCGTAAATTTCATTTAAAATTCTCCTTCACCCGCTTATCAAGTTCCCGTCTCACAACATTTTTATAACGCCCTATGGCAGCCTGCTTCATGTATTTACCTTGAACATAAGGGGTTTTTGTCCCCACCGTAATACCACCAAGGCTGGGATCTACTTTTTCAAGCATATTGCCGTTTACAATCAGGCCCGGGACAAAATGCTGATCCATACGATGGCCGTCATTTACATAGGAAGAATATTGCATATTGTTTGCAAGAGTGGTCCGGGCGCTACTTCCAGTCATAACCGGCTTTGTAATGCTATCCAGCTCCCATGCCTGCGCCATATCCCCCGATCGGTGCCGGTTCCGGATATAGCGGATCCGTTTGGCGGAGTCAATTCCGTAGCCCGTTCTACCGCTGCGATTGTGGCTCCCTCCAGAACTTCCTCCATAATCTTAGGTACGTTCTGTCCCTGCTTCCGAAGCTGTTCCAGGCGCTTCCTGGTTGCCTGACCAAAGGTTGACATATAAGTCCCTCCCTACTTTATTACTTCATCCATCAATAGGACCGCTTCTTGATGCTCCAATCCGGAAAGCACTCCGCCAACCGGATCATAATAAGGCTGCGGCAGACCGGCAAAGTACCGCTCAGGTTCCCGATTGCTTCCTAAGAGTCCGCCTCTTACAATCATAAGCATATCCCCTGCCTTTAAATCCACTGACACATCACAGGCCACTTTATCTGTGGCCGTAGCTGTGGCCGCTGTCTCCTTCCAGGAAGGACCGTTCCTCTTTGTACTGTAGACCCGGCACGAATATCTTTATAAATCTCTTCCCGTCGCTTTTTATCAACATTACCAACTTTATAACTAACGTTTCGGGAAATGCTCATGGAATCCGTATACCAGTTTTCAAAAATGGGATTATCAAATAACATACATACCACCCATTCCAATCATACGGGCCATAGTTACAAGCTGCTGGCCGTACTGGGTCGCGTTCCAAGATCCCCACTTTGCACTGGCTTCTGTGATAGCTTCGTTGTCATAGCTGATTGTCGTATCTCCCATAGTGGCCTCTTTCACAAGACCGGTCTGCTGACCGGTTGCGGCAGCTCTGGCCGGAGTAACAGATCCATCGGAGTAGGTCTTTAAGTACAACGCAGAGAAGTGAGCCACATAAAGACCAGCTGCGTATCTCCATATATCTCCGTACCGGCTGGGTAAAATGCTGGCATTACTGTTGTTGATGAATACCTGCAGCATGGGATCAGGAACCAGGCTTATGATCTGGTTCTCTGTTTCCTCTCCCTGACTAATCTGCTTTTTTTGTGAACTGAGGAAAATCAGTCAGAAACATTTCCTTTGTATAGGACCCAATCTCACCTGGCTGCGGCATGTTGGCCGCTGCGGATATTAAACCATGAAACTGCTCATACATGCCGTTTCCTCCTTATTCTTCCCGCTTATCAGCGACGGCGGCCTTTACCTCAGCTTCAACATCTGCCTGCTCCAGTGCTTTGTCTTTCTTGGCTTTAGGAGTGGCAATGGACCCGTCTTTTATAGCTGCAAGCACTAACCAGTGTTTTGCCACCCAAGCCGGGACCTCTCCGATATAATCACGAGGAATAAGGAATTTCTTCTCTCCCTCGCGGATTTCAAAACTCTTTTTACTGTTTATAAACATAGGGGTCCTCCTTAAATTCCGTCAACATAGCGCATGATATTCTCATAGAACATCTGCACCTCGGAAATGTTTGCAAGATATGCGGTGTCATAGCAAAGATTCGTTGCATTCGGCTGAGTCATTGCTCGGTTAAGCGGCGCCAGTTCGTCCATGGCAATGAAGCGTTCTGTATTAATGTAAACCACCATTCGGTCAGTATCGCCTGCACCAGCTCCCTTGCACCAGGAAGCCCCGCCGATATAAAGCTCTGTTCCATTTTGCTTGGAAACGTTATTCTCCAAAAGGAAAGTAAGGATCGTCTTTTCTGCCAGATCGGAAACTCTGGTCGTCGCAAGGTAATTGAACTGCTCGTAGGGCATCAGGATATGATTGGGAATGGCACTCCTGTCATATTCCGCAGTAGCCCATACTGCAAGAATGGCATCGTTGATATCCTGTAAGATCTGATCTGGAGTTTTGCTCTTAAAAGTCGTCAGGCTGCCGGTTCCGGTGGAAGCTGCGTTTGCTGTGGTCACATTTGGATTGTTGATAAGCCCGGTAGAACCGTATTTCTTGATGCCAACATAAGCATTGGCATCCATGTGCTTATCATAGGTCATTCTGACGCCGTCTCTTAAAATACTTTCGTAGCTTCTCCCGGTCATATTGCCACGCTGCATATCCACGAACATGATACGCATACCAACGGAAAAGATGTGGGTTTTGAAAAGCTCTTTGTCAAAATTTGCCTGCACCATGGGGATTCCATTTGCCCCACCTGCATGGACCGGGCCGTCCTCACTGCCTCCGGCAACTCCGTATTCCACATTCATGGCTGACACATATTCAGCCCAGCCGCCGCCTACACGGACAGGAAGATCACGGCCATATGTAAAGCTGGTAAGCGGCTGCCGGATCGTATTGTCTCTCTTTTCCAACTCCGACTGCAGGAATGCCCCGCCGTTTGCAATGGCCGCTGCGTCCATGGCCTGGAATTTCTGTGGAGCCGCAGCTCCGGTTGATGGAGCAGTTACTACGCCCGCATCAAATGTACCCATATTCTGATATTTCATATTGAATTGTCCTCCTTATGCTCTGTTGCAGGATAAAATCCTGATTTCTGCTACACCGTTTGCGTCCTTTTCTCCATGCCATTCGCAGTTTGTAAGCTCCACTGTTTTTCCGGTATCTGCTGAGGCTTCAAACCCGCCAACAACACCAGTTGGAATGGCTTCATTAGCCACTGTTCGGACATAAACCTTTCCACCCAACTTCGGGCTACCTACGTTACAAAGTACATTAATACAGCCACGCTTAAATGCACTGGTCGCTTCTCCTGGTTCATACTGTCCAGCTGACTGGGATAAATAAGAAGTGGCTGACTTAAACTCCCTGGAAGCCACACCTACAAAGTCAACAGCAGTATTGCTGGCTCCAAAGGCCACAACATTGCTTTCACTGTCATAGACCAGAGGCGTGCCAAACTTTACAGCGGTGGTTCCGCCAAGCGGGTGCGTATCAATAATCATATCCGGCTGCCTGGAATAGTCTCCGGCATATCCGTGTGTCATGCTCTTTCCAATAACCTGTCCTCTCATTATTTCTTACCTCCATTCTTGTGTGGGTTCATAGCATCATAGGCCGACTGGCAGGCATCTAAATCAATGCCCGGCTGTTTATCTGACAGCCTGGCCGCATTCTTCTGGGTGGTCGCCGCTATCTTTGCGATATCGCTCACAGAATCCTTATCCGTTAAACAGGCGATAAGTGAATCCGTGACAGCCTTTTTGTCGGTGGAATCCTTAATACTTGCGATCACCGGGCGAAGCTTCTTTATAACTTCTGCCATGACGGCTTATCAGCGGTACCAGTGGCTTTGTCAAGTTCCTCTGCAGGAATCACCTTTGCCTCAGCACTGGGAGCCGATTCTTCATTTTCACCTGTAAGTGTCTTAATTAAGCCGTCCAGCGGGTCCTGATCGGCTTCTGGCTCCTTTTTAGCAGAAAGTAATTCTATGAGTTTATCCAATTTTGCATCAACGCTGGAAAAGTCTTTTACCTCCTCCTTTGTAGGAGCTGCCGGTTCTGTTTTCTTCGGATCTTCCCCCAATGCCTCCGCTGCGTCATCCGCCATAGTTTCAAGTTCTTCCGGTGATGCATCTTTTGCCGCCTGGGCAAACAATTTAAAAAATAAACTATTCTTTTTCATGCTACTTTTCCTTTCTGGCCGCTTAGCTCTACATTCTTTTTTTGAATCTAAAATCGCAACATTCTTTCCCGCCCTGCCCCGTGTGACTACTGCCACATGATTCCCACGGATATCGTGCTGCGAATAGGTTCCATCTCCATTATCAGAGTAGCTGCACTCATAACCGCAGCTGATCTCTCTCTTACCTTCCTGCACCTCTCGGATCAGGGTTTCATCCTGGACGTGCAAATCAGCCACCATGTGACCCTCCCACCGCCCTTCGCCTTTTCTTACGTTCTGAGCGTGGCCCTTTGCGTAAAGGCTGTATGTTTCTGGTGTCAGAAGCTCTGGCGGGTGTTCGTTGGTTACAGGCTTCCCCTCAAAACTGGACAACGCCGCTTCGGAAAACACTTCTTCCGGTGAGCGCAGCACCTTAACCATCTTGGAGGAGCTGCCCGCGGGGTTCAATTCACTTTCCAGGTAGTCCATACTCCCAGTCCGGGCAATAGGAACATTCCGGCAAATTAAAAAGCCCTCGCCAGTCTCAATCTGGTTAGGGCTTATGGTATATCCGTAATATGCAAGCATTCCATTTCCTTTCTGTTGTGATATCACAACTTTTTAGGGTACAAAAATACCACCAGCCTTTTCCGACCGATGGTATCTACAAATTTGCTATGATCTTATCCGCTTCTTTTTGGCTGATTTCTTCCACAAGGTTCAGAATATCAGAATTACCCATCTTGTATGGTGAATTTGTTGGTTCTGAGTCATCGAATCCCATAACCCTATCCATTAAGATGCTGTCATTATCCACAGCCCAGCCTTTGCCCGGCTTATACAAATAGGGAACGTAATCCTCTTCCTTCCCCAACAAATTCAAATCCTTGATGCGATAATATGTCACACTCATTTATTTTTCACCTCTTCGATATTTGCTGGTATCTCCATGCCCCGTGACTGCTCCATCATCTTTCTCCTAAGCGCAATAGCTTCGGGAGAAGAAGCACTTAACAGCCTCCACGCTTCATAATCCTTGTGCATTCGATCCTTCACGCCGTAACTTTCAGGCGTATGGAATTGTACTTCAAAGTCCTGATATCCTTTTCCCTTTGGATCTTTTATTCTGAATGTACAATTAATGCCGTTATAAGGGTTCCCTTTGTTATGCCAGAAATTCTTTACTCTTACAAGATCGTATCCTTTCTCCTGTAATGCTCCCGTAATATTCTTATATGAATTTACAAGGGTTAAAGGATTATCCTGGTAAGTATAACGTATTACATCATTCGTGGAGCTGATAGTATCCTTTATTCTTTGAGGATCAAGGCTGTGTTCGCTTTCCTTTCCCACTTTTCTCAGGAAGGAATCTTTTGCCTTTAGCCGGTATTCCAGGCCAACCATAGGTACTCCGGTATCTTTAGATATTTTTGCCAGATCAGTAGTGATGGCCGGTTCTTTAAGGATTATCTTGTTGTAAGCGTTGGTCTTACGGTAAAGCGCCTGCGTGCTCTTCCAGCCCTCACCATCATTATACTTTAATTCACGGAACTTTTCAAAGCTTTTCGGAATATCATTTCCAAGTATCGCCCGGTATCGTTCATGCTGTTTATAATCACTAAGCAGTTTCTGCCGGTTCCTGATCTTTTCCTTGTAAGCCGCAATCTGTTTCTTGCTTCTGGGATCCTCTGTGACAGGGTTCTTACTAAAACTTGAAAAGTCCTTATCCTTTTGGATCTGGGCTTCACTCTTTCCGATAGTTGTATATTTAACCAGGGCATGAAGACAGTTCGGGTGGATATTAAGATATGTATTACTTAAATCGTTTCCCCCGTCAGGATCAATCTTCCCAAAAGCGGAAGACAGTGGGGGATAATCTGGGTTTGTACCGGACCGGCTGTAAACCCTTCCTTCAAGAGGTGCACATACAGGACAGGTACTGCCGATCTTAACAATACGGTATAGATCATGGTCCGGATCGGCTGTTAATATGGCAGATACTTCAGCCTGCCTGGCGGTTGCCTGGTAGCCATGTTACAATAATCCTGTAGGCCCCAATTACGTCCGGCTTTATCGGTAAAGGCTGTTATATTCTCAGACCGCAACTCACGTGCCATACTGGCCGCCGCTTTGCCTGAGCCGTATCCTGCGGCTCTTGCCTCTGTTACTGATTTCAGGGCGGCTTCTCTTATCTTGTCAGCCTCTCGCCTGCCAACTTGAAACGTCTCTTCGATGTTCTTCTGGGTAGTGACGGAAGCCTCCACGATATCACCCAATAAGTTGTTGGATAACTGCTGAACAATTCCAAGCTGTGAAGCAGTAAGGCCGGCTGCGTTCTTATACCCATTGGCTGCCGCTTCGGATTTGTAGAAGATCTTTTCAATCATTGCAGGAACATAGTTCCAGCTTTCGTCGACCATCTCCTGCAGGATCTTCTGAGTGCGGTTCAGGGCAGCCACTTCGGCATAATCAACATACCCTTGATCGCGCTTTCGGTTTATTTCAGCAATCAACCTTTGCTCCGTTTTCAGAAACAGCATTCTGAGATAAGCCGTTTCATCCTTACTACCAGGAGGACGTATCATCTGCGGCATTACTCGTCAACCTCCTCAAATGTTCTCGGAAGCGATAGCCCTGCAAGGGGATCCTGCATGGCCTTATAATCTGAATAAGTCTTTCTTTCCGCTTGCTTTATGGCTTCGTCGGAAATGGTGCTGTACATGCCAGTTTCATCAGATAGGGCCTTAAGCTCCTTCTGAGCGGTAGCGGCGTCGATCAGATCACTCTGATATACCGCCATGATAGATTGTGTTTTCTTCTCGCAATGTCAGCGATCTCACTGGAATCCGGCGTCTGCAATGGCGGGAAGTCGATATCCAGATCATCAGGAACAGCCCCCCAAGCTGATAGAAGCATGACCGGAAGAATCTTTTCAAGCAATGGTCGGAACTGATTTTCCCTCAAACCGTCGATGTAATCATAATAGTTGTTCATGTCGCTTTCCCCGGTGGCGTTCATACCTGCAGGGGATCTCCCGAACAACTTTGTTACCGGGGTTCTGGCTGCTCCAGCAACGTCCATCATCATCCGGTCGTAAACGTCCGGTAATCCGGTAAAGGTGTACTGGGTGTTGTGCATGACATCACCCTTATTTACCAGACGCATTCCAAAGTTACTTTCCAGCACACTCTGAGCCTGTAAGGTCTGCCAAAATTTCCGTTGGGCCTGTGCATTATTCACAGCAAGCATCTGATCCATGGAATCCGTTTCCATGTAATTTACATTCGCCCGGAAGGTAAGGGCTGCGATATTGGAAGAGACGTTGTCTCTCTTGACAACTTCGGTGTATATGGCTTCAATTTCCGATTCTCCCCAGTACTGCTCTGCGATCTTCTCATTGTAAGGAAGTTCCCTGCCTGTGAATCGTACTACTCTGCTATGATGCACCCTGGATACCAGGACCCCGCTTTCCTCGTCCCGGATCGTATAGTAAGCAGGAAGCCCAAAATCAGGATCAGACGGATCTGTAACCAATCCCCATCTCTGTAGATACCACTCCACCGGTCAAGGATCTGCAAGCCCAGGAACGCTCCTGGAAGAATCAAGCCGTAATCTAAAGGCTGTGATAGATCGTCCTGGCCTCTTATCATGATGATCGCGGCAGCTCCACCATAAAGCCTGCCCCAATACATTCCTTCAAGGATAGACTTTCTTAAATGCACCTTTCTTTCAAGACGCTGTAAGACGTCAATTCGTTCCGGTGCCACATTGCTTTTCACAGTGTACCACTTACGGACCATATCCTCCGGAATGGTTGATATGATGTTCTGCACGATCCAGTTATCCCGGTAAAGGCTTGTAAGCAGCTGGTAATTCTGCGTCATGCGGGTAAGCGGGTACTGTGTGGCCTGTAAAAGATCCTGCGTTCCGTAGCCTAACCGTGCGATCGGGTTTGAAAATGCATCGTTTACCTGTATTCTATTTTCTGCCCGCTCTCTCTGCGGACGGTTTCGTTTTGGTCTTGCCATAAGCTCCTCCTATAATTTCACTGCCATTGCCGTAATTAGCACGAGGGTGCACCAGAATACCACTCCACAGATATCTTTCTTTTTCCACTGGTACCACGCAACTATCATATCAACGAACATTGCAATTAAGCACAAATAATATATCATTGAACATTCCTCCTCCATTTTGGCAGCTTGGTCATACAGAAATAACGCAGTGCATCAGGACCGTGATCCAGCTGCTTGACTGGCTTCTCTTCTCCATGCTGCGCCGCCTTATCGTCCCACACATAGGACCGCAACTCCGTGATTAATCCTGCACAGCGTTCATGCACCTTGATCTTTCCAGACTGAAACAGAGCCGCAACCACCCGGATCCCGTCTTCCACTTCGTTATCCCCAGGCTTTACAATGTAGCCCCGGCCTTTTAGTTCTACGATAAAGCTGGCCGCCGATGGATCAGCTACAATGTCGCATTGCAGATCCGGATTGTCACCCATAAAGGTAACCATGGCATCACCATACTGGCTGTCTGTTTTCTGCCCTTCCTTTTCCACACGACTGTCCCACCGATACTCCCGATCCACCCAGATGGTGTCTCCATCATCATAGATATCCAGGAACACACATGGATTCGTCGTGCCATAATCTAGGGCAATCGTGCGGGTAGACAAATACTCCAATCCCTTGGGCCGTGTATCATCATTGTATATGTTGACCGACTTGGTAAACATAGTATAGATAAGCCCTTCAGCAACCGCCCACAAACCCTTGATATAACGTAAAAAAAAGACACCGGCATACATGCTTCGGTATCTCTTCTTAATTTCTTCGTCCAGGGAAAGGTTGTCATCCATGGTGAAATGAAGGTACAATATGTTCTTTACTTCCTTGTTTGAGGTCCTTAACTCTTCGGCTTTCTTCTTCCCAAGGTATCCGATGGATTTATTGATCCAGCCAACTTTAAACCAATGCATGGGGCCTGCGGGGTTGCAGTTAAACCAGTATTTTGACCCTTTGACAGAACAACGTCCGGTTGCCTGATTTACAAAGGATTCAGGCATAAGAGCCACTTCATCAAAGAATGCCCCGGCCAACGTAATGCCTTGGATAAGGTCCTGGGATCTTTCGTCCTTGCCACCGAAAACATAGAAGTAATTCGTTACACCCTTCCGGCTGATCTCCACCATGTTTGGCTGATCACCTGCCAGATGATCCTTCACCTGGTACCCTCGGCTCCTAAGCATCAATTTTAAAGATGTAAGAACGTTCCGCCGGAAGCTGCCTATTGTCTTTCCACACATTGCAAAGTTCTGTCCGTCAAAGGAGCTCATAGCCCACATAACAAATGATAATGACATGGAAACCGTCTTGCCTGATCGGATCGCTCCATCAGCGATAATCCCATCCATGTCCTTAACCGGGGAATCCTTCGTCCACCAGTCAGAACCATTCTCTGCTTACGAGAAAACGGCTGAAACTTAAATATCTGTCTCTTCATCTTCCTGCTCATCTTCTTCCCAATCCTCCCAATCTGTACCGGCTGATCCGTTTAATGCATCAAGGAAGCCATCATCTTCCATTTCCTCTTCATCATCAACGCCCATCTTTGCTTTAGACGCTGCCATTCGTAACTGCTGTTCCTCCTGATCGACGTCTGTCTTCTCGGATTGTCCGGAATACTTCGCGATGACTTCATAAGCTCTCACATTTCCTGAAAGGGCCTCCTTTATCATAGCGGCATTGACCGCCGATTCCAGAGTACTATCAAGCCCAGGGCTTCCAGGACCGGGGACCATTCAGGGCTATCTATCTCAGCAGTGAGAAGGGCGTTCAATGTCTTGCGGAAGTCTGCCTTTTTCCTCCGTGCTTCTCCAGACGCTTTCCCACCCGCTGATGCAATTTTCCTCTGTTCAACCTCTGTTCGTTTATTAAACGGGATTAGGTTTTCATGTCCACGAGCCATCACCTCACCTTCCAATCTGGCTGTTTTTTACATTAAAATAAGCCACCTCCGGGCGGCTCATTAATTTTTCATTCCAATCAGAAACTCAAATTATATCATCACTAATTTCAACTACCTTATCGAACATATCTTTATAAGGATTTTTCTTCAAAAACTGCTCAACATTTTCCACCATCTTAATGTTATATGTCTTTCTTGTCGTATCTCTCACAAAAAAATTGTACTTTATCTTCTGGAAGCAATCCTAACCCCTCCAAACCACAGAATGATTTATCAATAACAACTTCTATCCCCTCACCGACATGTAATTTATAAGGAAATCTCAAAGGCTGGATTCCATTTAAATTGAATTCCATAAATTCAGAAGATAATTTGTTTTTCCCCTTAATGCCTAAAGTTCTTAATGTTATATCATATTTACCAATGTTAGTTATGCTTATTATAACGAAATCTCCAAAAACATATTTTTCACCTTGCGCAATTTCATCAATTCGTGCATGTAGCTTCAATCGTGTCTGATTATAATATCCTGACTGCCATAAAGCAACAACCACAGCCAATATAGTTCCTATAGCTCCTAAAGCCTGCCAAAATAACTCCCAAGTAAACATTTAACACTCCTCAACGTTTTCATATTTTACCATGAATTATGAAAAAAGAAAACACCCATCGAGTTACACAAGACAGGCGTTTTCAAAAAGGAGAATAAGTATGACTGAAAACCAATCGGAACACAAAAGTTCGTTCGGTAAAGCAATTATAAACGCTGCTTTCTATCCGATTTGAAAAGCCATGAAGAAAGCATAAGAACGTCGGCTTTAATCAGCTGCCAAGCTGTTACACCCGGCAGCCATGTGAGTATTATTTCTTTGTGTACTCAAGAACCACATAGGCTGTACAGCCTGAATAGGCTCCATTATTGTTTAACAGATGATATAATATGTTACCAGTTTCTACTCCGTAATACATATTTACTGCACCGGGTAATCCATCTGTTCGATTATAGGATATCGGAAACGCTACCTGATATAAGGCAGGCTTGTCAATCATGTTTCCATACAGATTAATCAACCGATCAACCTTAAGTTCAGAAACATTTGCAAATACAAGGGCATTGCCGCTTTCGTTAGCGAGTTT